AGGTCATATTCAGTTTGTGATAATTTCACGCCCTTCAATGAATCTTTAAACGCGACTTCACGCTTAGCCACATCATTTCGCAACCACTTATCTGCGGTCGCACGTGTAATTGGTGGATCTGTCATTTTTACGGGTGAGCCATCTGGTTTGAATGTTGAACCATGGCCCTGTGTTGGACGATCCCCTTTAACGGGTATTACTGGCTTTGATGTAAACCCTTCATCGTTTTTTACGCCCACAAAAAAAGCAGCCGAAGCTGCTAAGACTGCTGCAATATATTTAGTCTTGTTTGACATTACAGTCACCTTTCTTTTCTAAGCTTTCTAAATAAGCTTTCAGTGCAATTTCATCGCGCTTATTTTTCTTTTTGGCGTAATACCAGTTCATTAAAAAACCAGCTAAACCAATGATGATACTGACCCAAAATGCTAAATCGATTGACCCGATCCACGCCGAAACTGCTCCTGCCACACTTCCCCCGTATGTTGCACCCTTACTGGCCGCCAAAGCGGTCGATGTATCTATAATTTGCTGATTGTCTGCCATGCAGCCCCCTAATTTCGGCAATAAAAAAGCACCCAGTTGGGTGCTATCTAAGAAATTTCTAAATTAAAAATTTACTGCTTCAATTTCTTCATATGTCAAAGCAGTTTCAATTTTCTGTCGTGCAATACGCCCTCTTTCGTGAACGCCTGCAATATGTGCCTGCAAAGCAGCGTAAAGCTCTTTAAGCTGCTGCGCTGTCAATTCAACTGTTGAGTTATCTGCAAGTGTCCATGTTTGATCTACCTCCGCAGCAGCCGCACCCATGATACGACCTTGTGACACTTGATCTGAGTCATAAATATTGCCCTCAAACTCAAAACCACCAAACTCAAGTTGATCTCGCATGACTTTAATCTCGGCCCACTTCTGGGCTTTGATTTCATCCAGGGTGCGAGGGTCAATCCATTGCTTTATGTCATAGTTAAATATGTGGTACGGGGATGGCTGAGCAGGCATCTCTACCCACCCACCCTGATAAAACATATTTGAGCTTGGCGGGTCATCAACCGCAACTCCATCTTTCGGGGTGTTTAAAACAACTGTTTCTTCATTTGCATAAATCATCTGAAGAATTTCGCCATTTTTTGAAATAATTGCTGTCATTTTTTCAGCTCCAGCGCAACAAAACGAATGTTATTCACACCGAATACACCTGATGGGTGATTCAATACAACTCTTATTGCTCTACTCCCTCTATTTGCAAATCCAAGCTTAAGAGTGTAAGTCGTAGTACCAATTGTGTTATCAGTGTCTATTATCGCAAGAGCGTTTATAGCTCCTTCAAAATAGAATCCAGATTGACCAAGCACTTGTGTCGGCGGCACTTCCGCTCGCCCCACCAGAACAGACCCTTTGTATACAGAAAGCACTAATCTGAGCATCAATCTGTCATTTTCACTAAGATTGCCGTTGTCTTGAGCATAAGCAGTCAAATATGCAGATGCTGCTACATTACAAGAAGCATCAAATCTGCATTGCCCTCCTTGTCTATTTAGCGTTATCGTCGCAAGCGGGCTAAACTTTGCTTCCCACTCGGTCAATTGAGCAGTGAAATCAAAGTATTGCGGGAAAAAATTCCCAGTGGTCCGTACAATATTTGGGTTTGAGACTCCAATTGGCACTGTAACTGCTTCATTTTGAATTTTTAGCGTAGTCACCGCCAAATCATCAATCTTCCCACTAGTCACCGCCAAATTATCAATCTGCGCAGATTTCACAGCCAAGTCTTTAATATGGGACGTATCAATAGATGCATAATCCATAAATGCGGTTTTGAGATAAGCCCCTACCGGAAATACCGTGCCTGTGTTTGGGTCGGTGTAAGGCGTATTGCGGAAAATGAATGGGTAATAACCAGTGCTATCACCTGAACCAATCGCAAATGAATCAAAGTTCAGAATAAAATCAGATTCTTTGCCATCGTTAGCACCGCCCCATCCTGCAACTTTGCCGTTTACGTCAAGCTTGATGTACTTTTGCGCATACAAGCCGTTTACTGATTCGCTCACCTCCTGAATTGATGCGGTGTTTTGACCTACGGTTGTTTGCAAGGTTGTTGTTGCTTGCACGTTTGCAGAAACAGCATCAGCATTCGCTTTGATTTGTTGCTTGTATAAAGCATCGTTTTCTTTAATCGTTGCAACAACTTGATCTGTACGTTTAGATTGAGCCAAATCGCCTTCAATACGTGCAGATTGCTCCGACCATACGCCTGCATAACCTCCCTCATTACCAATTAACTCGGATTCCGAGCCGATTAAAGGCGGGGTAAGCTGTGCATATACGCCGTCAATTCTCGTAGTCTGAGCAATAATCTTATTATCAACATCTTTGATATCTGATTTAACTTGATCAAGTGCACCAGTTGATGCTTTATCATCAAGCTCAAGATTAATGGAATCAATCGCTTCGGCATTTGCCGATGATTGCTCAACTGCTACCTGTGCAGATTGGCGTACAGTTGCAAGAGCACTATCATTACTTGCGATATACGTATCAATCTTTTGAACTGTTACTTTATCGCCTTCAATTCGCGCTTCAACTTCTTGCCGTGCGTAAGCACGTAAATCATTAACTTCAACAACTGTCGTATCAATACGCTTACTAAGTGCTAAATCCCCTTCGATCATTGCCGATTGAACAGACCATGTGCCAGCGAAGCCCTGATCATTACCGATCAAATCAGACTCAGATCCAATCAAAGGTGGATTTAACTGTGCATATACACCGTCCGTTTTTTCTGCTACAAGTGAAAGATCATTCGCAACAACTTGAATGTCTTGCTGAACTGCTGCAATACCATCTTCACTTGACTGTTTAACAGTATTTACAACTTCAAGAACACCTTCATCACCATCAATAATTTGCTGTGATAAACCATCTTTGGCTTGCTGAATAGCGTTTTGTCGATCAATGACTTCTTGTGCAATCCGATCTTTCGTATTTTGAATATCTTGCTTAATTGGTCCAATTTCAGCATCAATAGTCTCAATATGATCAATCTTGGTTTTAAGATCCTGACTAAGTTGTGTTTCACTTATTTGATTGTTCAAGAGCTCAAGAACATCTGTTGCATCGGCAGAAGTTGTCGCATGAGTCCAGTCCGACCATGATCCAATGTTTCCAATCCTATCGATCAAGCGGCCACGATAAAATTGAGTCAGATTTGGCTGCAAGCCTTGAATCGTATGTGTGGTAGTTGGATAAGCGAATAAGCCCAATTGAGTAATGTTGCTGGTACCATCCGGTGAAACCTGAATCTCGGTATAAGCTGTATCTAGAGCACCAGTTGCAGGGAAACCCCAATTCAGTTGAATGCCAAATAAGATTCCTGTCGCTTGGATAAATGCCAATTTTGGAGGTAAACCCTGCTTACCAGAGAGTTCAGTCAAAGTTGAATAAACTGGTAAAGAAGCGATCTCAAATGCAGAAATCGCTGTTACACGTGCTTGATACTGCCCTGCATAAATGCCTGGTACTTCGACTGAGTTGTTGCCAGTAATTGGCAGCTTAATCCAACTACCATCATCTTTACGCCACTCAACCTGATACTTAACTGCACCTTTTGCTTGCGCCCAGGACACAATCATTGTTGCTACGTTAATTCCCTGGTCTACTCTGCTTTCACTTGTAATCGTTAAATCAGAAACAGGGTCTTGTAGTGACGGGTTCACAATCGAAATCGGAACCTCATCAAAATAAGCACCTTTATCGATCGCATCAAATTTGGCTGGGTTATATTGAAGTGCAGTCACTGAAAATTGATGACTTTCGTCTTGAGTAATCGAGATCACTCGAAACTTCATTGTTGCTAAATCTTGGGCATCCATTACCCACACATTTTGAGTAGCAATAGCGTCAAACTCATGAGTAACAGTAACAACTCGACCAGAGATAGATTGAACAATACGCGCTTGAGCCTTTCCATCCTCGCCATTAATAATCAGCCTGTCACCGGCAACTGCGACCACATCATCACGGTCAAGCGTAATGCTTTTACGATCTGCTGAAATAGCTGATACACGACCACCATTTGCACGACCTGCAAATAAAGGATCAGCAACTTCAATCACTTTCCCCGGCAATGGTATATAACCGTCCAGACCAACCTTGAAGGACACAGTACGTGTTTCAAGTTGCTCAGACTCTAATGCCCACCAGCCTGCTCTCTGCGCTTGTCCACGCGAAGTGCATCCCCAAGCATCAATTTCCAAAATACGAACTTGGCCGGCCTCAGCAATCGCCTTTTCATCGCGAACAAACTCATATTCGGTTTTGTAGTGATTAGCTGGGTTATCCCATGCAATTTTTACAACATTATGTCTATCTCGAGCACGGGTTCCCGCGTACTCAAAATTGCCATCAATAACATTAGCCCGGGTATACGTGAAGTAAGTATCTTGGGGAATATCCGCATCACAAATAATGCTATTACCATCCCAAAATGTGATAGCACGGAATACACCAGCTAACTTAGTTAAAATCTCAAATGCACCTTCGGCACTCTGAAGATAAACGTTACAAGTAAAGCGTGGTTCTTGACCGCCCAACCCATCCGGCACCATTTGGTCACAGTATTGTGCTAAACGATATAAAGACCACTTATCAACCATTAGCGGGGTTAATCGGTCACCCAAAGCATAACGGTCTACGGTGCATATATCGTAATAGATCCAAGCTGGATTATTGGAATATGCCTCTTTGAAAGTACCGTCCCACATTCCAATATACTGACGTGTAACCGGATTATAATTTGTAGGGACTTTTAGGATTCTCCCCTTCGCATCCACAGCAACTTTAGCAACGTTTCCAAAGGTCTCGGCATCGTATTGAAGGCCCAATAATGCTGTGTTTGGGTAACGTAATTTCGCATCGATCACTTCTGTAACAGCTGCAATATACATCTTGTCGCTGATATATTCAGAAGATGAGTTCGGCGTCAGACGGCGTACACGTACAAGCCAACCAGAATCAGCTCGAGGCAAATCAATGCGGTGTGCTCGCTCGTAATTTGCAGAAGTCTTATCTGAAATCTTGGTTTTTAGTACTTCAGTCCAGACACCTCCATCAGTCTGTAAATCGATTGCGTATTCGATCGTTACGCCTGATACATCACCATTTGTAGCATTCTGAGTACGCAAAGGACCCCACTTTAAGCGCAAACGAACAGCATCAAGATCAAGATTACTAAAAGCTCGAACCCATGGCGTTTCAGACTTTAACTCCACATCGATGGCGGTTTCACTTTCGACTGCTGGAAAACCCTCAATGTATTCCTGATCATTAGTACCATTTCTAAAATCAACTTTTACATTTTCAAAGTTAAGGCTTCCATCTGCATTCTGAAGTGGAGTTTCTTCTAAATAAATTGACTGAAGCCCATTAGCTAAACCTTCAATCTCGCCTTCAGCTAAACCATATAGAACCTTGATAAAAGTTTTCGATTGTGCAGAATCTGGTGAAATGACAGGTTGCCGTTGTTTTTTACTGCCTTTTTTTGCGCCTACTACTGCATTCATAAGAAATCTCACGCAATAAAAAAGGCGCTAGAAAGCGCCTGTTAATTAAAATTTACATCTGATCTTCTGGATATTGACCAGCACTGATAATGAAGCCGCCGATTTCCCGTTGACCATAAAGAATTGGAACAGGATTACCTTGTGCAACTGTAGTTACTGCACCGCCAAAGCCTTTGTTGGCACGGTTGCCGTCTTGGTTTTGGTCTTGAGTATTATCAATTTTTGGCATGAGCATTGATGCAACCCCTCCCATAGCCATGCCAGCACCTGCACCTATCAATGCAACCTGAGCAGCCTGACCAATACCTGGTATAAATGAAGCAGCTATCAGAATCGCACCAAGTACAAGTTGCAAAATCCCATTATTGCCACCAGCCCCCATTACACGCGGGACGATATGAATAGTGTCTGCTTCAGTATTCATGTCTAGCTGCTCTTCACCGATGTTATCGCCGGTAATGAGCCGCTTAGTTTCGTGGTCATAAATCGCTGGGCGTTTCTTGCCTCGCTTATTACTTGAGTTCTTTGATTTTAAAAATACGGCAAAGCGTAGGCCTTGCTCATGAGCATGCAACATAAAGTGTTCAAAGCCAGCGATCTGAACAGATAATGCACGCATGGCTTCACGTGTATTTGCGACATCGAGCTTAAATTCACGACCGAATTTTTGCCCCAAGATGCCGTACAACTTAATTGTTTTTAACATCTCTATGCCTCAAGATTTTTACCGTTCTGGTTGACCATTGCGGTCCATAGATTTCACGTATAGATTTACGGCCGTGAAGCTGATGCAAAATTAATGTATTGCCAATACAAGGTTCGGTATCTTCGGACTTCAGCATTGCATTATCACCAAGCCAAATAATGCAATGATTTGGGTGTTCTGTTCGTGGTACTCGGCAAATCAACATATCTCCATATTGCGGAGTGTCCACTTCATAGAAACCGGCTTTCGGAAAGTTATCAATCAATATTGACGGATGATCTTTGTCCTCCCACCAGCCATCTTTTCGTTCAAAGTCTGGCAATTTAATACCTAGCTCACGATCATAAAAGTCACGGACTAGTGCATAACAGTCCTGAAAATGATGAATATAATTACGCCCCACTAAAGGGGCGCGATAACCAAATGGTTCATAAACTTGAAAATCCAGATCCGGATATGAACAAATTACCCACGGCTTTTGATGTAACTCAATTTGAATCAGATCAAGTTCCGAAGCTTTTGTTGTTCCATCTGGATGAGAGTGAACATAAGCTAAGATTTCGCCTTGATCTTCAGCACTTGCCAAATCCTCGGGATGAATTTCAAATTGATCAGATTGTTCGGCAATATTGCGACAAGGGATATATTGCTTAGCCACGATCACACCACAGCATTCCTGGGGATAGCATTCATCAGCATGGGCCATAATTGCTTTTTTAAGTTTTGATGTAAGTTTCATAAAACCTCACAATAAGCTTGAAGCTGGGAACCCACCAAACGGCAATGGTTTATTTTCACCGAACCGCAAGCGGCAAGAACGTAAACGTCCACCGCATCGATCAAGTGCCGGATTATCAGTTGGCTCATCTTTATCGGTAAACATTGCCACACCTGTGTAACCACACTCCTCGCCCCGATACTTCCCCATCATGCACCAATGACATAATGAGGTAATTTGGCGAACAGGGATTTTTAGACCTTCAAAATCGATTGGGTTAGATAACTCAAAAGCGACTTGTTGAGCATTTTCAGAAGTCTTTTGCTCGATGTACCAGATTTGCTCTTTTGATTCATTCGATGCAGTTGGATTACCCGCTGTAAAGTTTTCTGCATCAAGATATTTAGCAAGAGTTGTAATGACTTTAAGCTTTGCCCCAACAAAATCTTTAAACTGCAGACAATAAGCAGAAACGGCGTTTTGTATGCCATTTATATTGTTAGCCATGTTTAAAGTTGGTGCTGAAGCTTTACCATCTGAACGCATCTCAAGACCAGATACTTCAAGTGCCATTGGCTCAAAAACTTGTCCTTGCCAGACAATATTTCGATTCCAAACTTTTTGATCCCCAGCATCGAATATCTTTCCAATACTTCCTGAATCTGCACCGATCAATCCTTCGGAACCAATTGACATATAAATTTTTTCCCAATCTTGAAAAGCGATATGGCCATGAAAGCGTAAAATGCCAGCACCTAAGCTGCTGGCATCTAGTTCATACAAATGGATTAATCCATCAACATATAGCTTCTGAAAATCACTATTCAGACTCATGTGTTACCTCGTCATAAATCTGATTTCCATCTTTATCAAGAACTGGTACATCATCAAAAACTGGTTTACCTTCGCCATCAATTACCTGCACCCATTCAAGCAATGGTTCACCCTTTTCATTCATCACTGGTTGATTCGTTAGGATAGGTGTTCCATATTGATCTGTTTGAATATGAGTGACAGGCTTTTGATAGGTCTTGCCGTCAACAATGACTTCTTTCCCTTCATCATCAAATAAATCTTCATATTTAGTGATGTAAGTAAGCTGCGGAGCATATTTAATTTGCTGGACCATACGCGGCTGTTTTTCAGTACGTGGAATTTTTCTGACGATTGTCTTCTTGATACTGTTTAAACGAATATCAATCCAGCGCGGCTCACCATTTGCATTGTTCGGAATATCGATTGGTGCATCAAGATTCGCAACAATATCGCCTTCATCATTTAGCTTTTTCTTGAAGGTCTTAATTTCAAGATCACCGTTTTCTAAAGTTTGATATTCAACTGCACAAATTTTATTGCCGTGAGTGTCGGTCGGAATTTCAATCCACCAACCTTCTTTAGCAAAACCGGATGATCCTTTAACAAGGTAATGACCAATGCCTAATTTCTCAAAAGAGAGGGGTTGTTCAGCAGCTTCATCGTTAGGTTCAATTTTATCTGCAAACAATTTAACAACCGGTGATGCTGACTTAATGAAGCCATTACTGTCAGTAATAGTATTTTGAGTTGTATGAAAAATATATTTATAAGCTTGTTGTGATTGAAGGGTTTTACCATTCTCTAAATTAATTTTGTAATAAAATGGAGCGGACGTATTAGGATCAGATGGAAAACCTAATATCCCTAACAAGTTTTTACCCGCAGAAGCTGACTGTCTTATCAAAATTCCTGAATGTCCACCATTTTCAATGCAATACATTCCATTTGGCAAATTTGATATATCTTCACTTGGTGGAACATATCTTGTATTTTGAGTTAAACCTAAACCAAAAGCACCGACTTCCATCACATTCCCAGCAGCAGTACCTACATAACGACTAGCTGCATGGGTATTATTTGTGAAGTTTTCATTTACTTTTGCGCCAGTTGAACGGAAAGTATCACCGCCTGCGCCAGTCGGAGCTGAACCAAGATTAACAGTTTGAATCGTCATTTTCTTACTCGCATAAAAAAAGCCCCTAAAAAGGGGCATCAAAGGGGTTTAAATTAAGGGTAAAAAACTTGGGTGAAAGTCGTTGAGATTTGCCAAACATCACCACCCAAACAGCGGGGTTGATATTCACCTGTTTTAACTCGAACCTCACCATCTAAAGGCGAATCCCAAAGAAACGAGTCAGCTCCTTTGTGATCATCAAAGAATGCTTTGATTTGCATAATTTCGGCTTTTTTTGCTGTCCGTGAATATTGCCAAGTACCTGTTCGGTTATTGATTCCTATTGAGACATTTTGCTCATATCCATCACCAAACTTAGATGACAAAGTATTAAAGCTCTGTGAACCTGAATTACCCTCTAAATCTTGGCACCAAGTGAATTTACGATTACTCATCTTTTTTTGACCACTCAACTTTCATACTAACCGGACTATCTTTAAAACGTTTTTTGCAACTTTCTAGATCCTTCGTATCTTGATCTGGAGCGAATAAACCTGCCCGCCTACTTTCACGAACTCCCCATTCTTTTAATTGCTTGTCCATTAAGTCAGCAATTTTAGTACTCTTAGATTGTTTTTTAAAAATGAGGGTGAATGACAATCCAAAGACGAAACCCGTTGCATATTCAATTAGATTAAAATCAATTAAATTTGCACTTATGTAGAAAACTACAGCAATCAATAAAGCAAGCAGAAAAGTCATAATGTACTTTTTCACTTTTGTACTCCCATTAAAAAACCCACTCATTCGAGTGGGTTTATTTGGTTTTAAGTGGTTAAACTTGGGTAATTAACGTCTTACAAGATTAAATAAGACACCGCCTTGACGACTTTCACGTCTAGCCCAATCGTTCATTGCATTATTCAGAGATTCAGCAATTTGCTTTTGCCCTTGTGTATTGACGCTTGCGGATCCATCAGCAAACGTAATTTGCTGACTAATTTGCACATTGCCCTCATTAGACCCGTTTTGACGATTATTTAAATAATTCGTCAAATCTTTGTTCTGTTGAGGGTTTAATACACGTTCACCACCATCTAAAAGCCATGTACCTTCACGCGGGATATTATCTATACCGTTGTGGGCCATACCTTGGATTGTTTGAGCTGCAATTAAACCAACATTGGCATAACCCAAACCTAAGATCATTTCAGAGTATGCAGTTTTTTGCGCAAGGGTTAGCGCACTCGGATCTGCTAACACCTGTGCGGCTGCCAAATGAGTTGATACTAATGCTGAAGCAGCAGCGAACATTTGCTGCATTAAGAACATTGCTTTGTATGTTGCAGACTGCTCACCAGCTCTTTCTTTAATCATCTGGGTCATATCCCCCCAGACAGAAGAACTTTGTGAAAGCAATGCTCCATACATACTTAAAGTTGCATTATGCTGATCGTCAATGAGTTTGCGAGCATTGTCATGATAATCAACATCGAGGGCCTTCATTTTCGCTATATGAGTAGCTTTGGCCTGTTCTAATAATTCATAACGCTTTTGAGCATCAGCTGGATTATCATAATCGCGGTTAATTTGGTTTACATTATTTGTGTACGCGTCAAGTTCAGCGTCTTTTGCCTTACGTGATGCTACATTCATGCTAGCAATGTTATATTCGTGACCTTGCCCAAATCGGCGCGATATCGATGAAAGCGCAATAGCATCCTCAGCATCAGCCATCTGTGCTAAAAGATCATTTTTGTATGAATCGTATTTTTCACGTTGTGCTTGCTTGAATGCAGCAACATCACGCTTGTATGTCTCCTCTGCCTTAGCTAGATACAAGTCACGTTTAACTGGATCTTTAGCAAAAGCCTCAGCAATCTTTTTCTTGTCTTCTTCATACTTCAACTTAATTTGAAGCTCTTTATCTGCATATTGCATGACAATTGATTGTTGGGCTTTCTCTAATTGTTCCTGTTCGCGTCTAGCTTTATCAAGCTCTCCCTTATTACTCTTAGGCTTCTTGATTTTTTCCTTCTTTTCTTTAGGATTTAAAGCCTTGTTCTGTCCAATACCAGAAGTCACGCCACCCTTAAGATTCTTAGTCCAATCTAGTTGAGCTTTGCGGTTATTAATGATTGCCTGAGTTAAATTGTCATAACTGCCAGCTTGATTGTTTACAATTCCTGAAATTGATGTGTATGCATTTTTTACAGTACCAGCAACATTTTTTGCAGACTGCTCTAGTAGAAGCCCATTATTATTAAATCCGTTTACTAGCGCCTTACCCTTGTCTAAGAAAGTTGGTGCATTCCAGAAATTAACAGCGGTTTTACCGATATTGCCCATTACATCCATAGCACCAGCAATAATCTGGACAATCGCTTTAATACCAGCTGATAATCCAATTAGAAGTGATGCAGTAGTTTTTGCAGCAATTCCGACAGCTTCAATAATTCCTGAAAATTGCCCTCCCTTTCCAGATCCTTCTAGGAAGTATGCAATTAGTGAACTTAAAGCAGGCATAACAGCTTGAGCAAGATTATTCTTTAAAGCTGAGAATTGCATATGCAAGGATTCAGTCTGAGATGCTAAAGCAATCGACTTTTCTATAGCCTCTTGACCTGTAATGATCCCAGCATCTTCCATGGCTTTTTGGTAGTCCTTCCACAGAGCACCGCCATTTATAAGCAAAGGCACCAATTTTGTGAAATCATTACCCATGTTTTCTAGGTAAAATGACATTTGCTGTTGGTTTAATCCAGCTTCTTGCAATTTGTCTACATAGAGCTGAAGAGCTGAAACCCCATCCATCTTAGACATTTGTTCAGCAAGTTTTTTAGCCCCTTCTGCACCTTTCTCAGTTTTAACTGCGATCTGCTCGAAAAAGTCCTTACTTTCACCACCTCCAACCGAAGCAAACTCACCAATTTTTTCATTAAAATCTTTGAGCATATCAGAGAGTTGTTCTTGCGTTACCCCATAAGTTGCTGCTGCCCCAGCTAACCCCTGAAAGGACTGTATAGAGGTATTTGCTAATGCAGCAAAGCGAGCTAACTCAACATTATTCTTTGCAACTTCAACAGATAAAATCGCCAATCCCCCAGCCGCAACTGCTGCACCACCAATAGCCATGCCAGACAAAGCTGCTGTAGCCATAACGATTCCACCACGCATTGCACCAAGCTTGGTGGAGAAGTTCTCAATGAACGACCCAAGTTGTGTGCCACCTATGCTTTGATTTAATTGATCGCTAAATCCCTTAAATGCATTCGACATGTTTTTAGCAGTATCTTTAGCTTTCCTCTCTGCTTGACTCATGCCGCTTTCGAACGACCCCAATTTCACTAAGAGGTCTAGGGTTAATCTTCCAAGTGAACTTGATGCCATTACTTTTCTCCGGACAATAAAAAACCCGACACAAAGTCGGGCTCTGATATTTGTAAACTTATAGTTCTTTAGCGCATTTCGAAGAAGCAGCTTTTAAATCACTATCTTTCTTATATGCCATAGTGATATTAAATGCAGTGACGGTAGTTTTAGCCTCCAACACGTCTTCAGATAATTTTAAAACTTTTAGGATCATCCCATTTTGTGCAAATAACTTTCCATCGGAATATTTAACTTTATTTAAAGTCACATTACCGCTTGTGTCCTCGCAAAGTAAACCATTGCCATCATCATTTAATTTAATTGTTGAAAGGCTTGGCCCTACCGAAGTAGTCCAAATTCCCGTAACCTGTGGTTTTGTTGGCACAACATCACTAAATTTATTATTTAACATCTGGTCAACAGGTGTTACACAACCACCCAAAACCAGCATTGGCACAAGAACAAGTAATTTCTTCATGATTTAACCATTTGTTATAAAGTTTATGTAATTTAACAAGTGGTTAATAATGGCGCAATAAAAAACCGCTATCTCTAGCGGTTCTTTGTGATCCACATAAGCGGATTCTATTTTGTTCTGAATTTTGTACTATCTGAAACAACTGAAAGACGATTTCTAGCTTCCTTCATGGCTGCTTTGAAATCCTGCCTCAATGAGACGACTTCGGATGACGTCAATTGATTCTGGCTTTTTAAAGTGACCCAATTCCCCTTGGGTGAGGTATTCAAGCGGGAATCCGAACTCATATTGCCACCACTCAGCTAATGTTGGATGTTTTGTCTTTACAGTATTAATCATACTTTCTTTTGGGACTAAGTCAATTGATGGCACGTGAAATCCAGTAATTGCAATTGCCATAACAACCTTCCCACCCCGTGATTCTATAAAACCTTTTAGCGCTGCAAGCGTCCCACCCATTGCTACAGTATCATCTAGAATTACGTAGTTCCGCCCTTCAATAACAGCACCATCAAATCGAGGCTGCCTTACAATTCGCTCATAAGATCCTGCATTTGTGTGGTTTGCTCTAACTGTTTGAACAATATCATCGCAGACTTCATACCCGAAATAAGCTCCTAGCATTTCTGCCAAAACTGCTGGAATTCGGTTTTTCCCTAAGCTCTCTTGAGCAAGAACTGGAACAATTATTGGATGATAAACACCAATCTTTGAATGAATATTTAGAAAGTCTTCTAACTCAAGAACTGCTTGTATTAAACGAATTGCAGCATTAACGTCCCCTCCTTTAGCCAATAAATAGTCCTCAGGAGAGCCATTTTTTAAGGAATTAAGTGGTTTCAACACACAAACAGGAGGAAAATCTCCCCATGGAGTTCTTATATAGTTATGGGACATAAAACTAGGTTTGATAAGGTTTTCTGAATCTTATCAAACCATGCAAATGATTCAACTACTGCGTAGTGTTGGCTCTTAAAAAGCTCTCCAAATCCTGCGGCTCAGGTTTGCTTTCATGAGGCATAAAATCTCTAGGATCTGCTGCTTTGCTGCCTTTGCCTCTGTTCATATTCCTATAAAGGGCCATAAATGAGCCTATAACCTGCTCTACCCTGCGCCCAGTATTTAAACTTCCACGCATCCTAACATATTCACCCCAAAGACGTATTTCAGAAAGAGTAAGGTTCATTTTTACAGATTCGATTGAGTTCCCCCCAATTCCATTCATTGCCAATTCCATCAACAATTCTAGATCGGGGGTTATTTCTACTTTCCCTCGCTATTTTTCTTAATCTCATCAAGACCAATAATCACTGGGAACAAAGCATTTGCTAGAGGCTGAGTAAAGTTCTCTTCAACCTGCTTTTTAGTCAAGTAAGTATCGCCATTTTCGTCAACAAGACATAATGAAACCCATTCAGCAAATACGTTTTCACCTTTTTGCAGGCGTGTATACAGTGGCTCAGTCACTGCAAATGGTAGCTGTTTAAGTCGGACATCCACTGTTTCTGTTTTGCCATTGTGCAGAAACTCTACTACTGCTTCACGGATTTCACCGATCAATGCACCTTGTGCAATATCTTTTAAACTTAATGCTGTAGTTTTCTTAGCCATTTTTCTTTTCACCATAAAATAAGCCCCTTTCGGGGCGCTTGATTAAGCTTTAGGAATAATTTGAACGCCAGTGCTACGCTGCATAGTGACTTGGTAGCTTACGAGTGAGTCAGCTTCAAATGTTGGGGTTGAAGGAGCAAGTGTTGCTTGGAATGACCAGAAGGTACGAGTAGTTGGCAAAGTTACAGTGCCAGTTGTGAGCGTTGGTTCTGCTGTGCCATCGCTACCACCAATGTAAATTGTTAAAGGGGTACGAGCAGTTGCCAATTCCAAAATTTTTAAATGACTTTCTTTTTCTGGATCTAGGTTAAAAGTAATAGAACCATCACCCGGATCATTCAAGCCAGTTAAATAAGCTTTAGAATCGGTTTCTTCTAAGCATGTGTTTTCAATCTTGCTTGTACTATCACTACCAAGATCAATACCAGTGATACAAACGGCTTTCGTGATAGCTGTGCCATCGAATAGAAATACATTTGTGCCTTGTGTGCGCATTACAGTCATGAGTCATTCCTCAAATTTTAGGCAATAAAAAACCGCCTTTCGGCGGTGTGGGGTTTGGATTGTTGTGCGATTTATCGGTCTAGAAACCAATTGGCATCAAAGCCACGAGAATAGAGTTTTGTGTCTTGCTCGTAATTATTGATACTCGGGTTTAGAACATAACTTTGCGGCTCTAATGCTTTGCGGATAGCCTCTCGCGCTTCATAGGCTCGCTTTTGCTGTGTGTCGTAGACAATGATTTGATACATGACATGGTCAACATGTGCAGGACAATCTAGGTTATTTTCAGCATTGCCACCTACTGTTTGCCACACTGCATATGGTGTAGGCGTATCTAAGGGCGCTAAATCCTCATAAACACGCAAATCTGTGCCTAAAATAGCCTTAACCGCAGCATCAGCGTTGAGAGTTCGATAAATTGGAAGAAAGCTCATAGTTTTGCTATTTCCTTGTCTAGTTCAGCACTGAAAGACTGACTGAAAGTATCTGTGACCTTTTGGACATTGTTTGCCAATGCTGGACGCATGAATGGAGTTGCAGGCATTTCTGATGTTCCGTATTCAAGAAAGCGCCAGTATCTGGTGTCTCCACCACTTGTATTAGGTGGTGTTGGGTTTGAGTAAGACGCACCACCACGAACACCTACCCGCATTTGCACCAAATCAAGTGATTTAGTTTTACCTGCTGATACCGAAATGTTGCGCCAGATCTTTTCAGACGTTTCAGGGTCATCTATGGCCTTTGCATTTTGTCTTGCTGCATCACGGACAACGTTCATGCCTTTGCGGGCTGCTCTCATAGCTGCATTGCGAATTTTCCGTTTATCTTTTAAGACACCCATCTTACGCAAGACTTCATCTAGCCCTTCGATTTTTACGTCTACGTCGGCCATGAACACCTCTACTTAGGTTTCTCTAAACCTTGTCCTAGCAAGAAAGTACAGTAAGTGTATGAGTCTTCATTATCATCTAAGGCTTGACTTTTGATTGAGAAAATTCGCCCTTTCCAAATGACTTGCATCTTCGTCGTAATGTCTTCTCGATAGCGGATTTTCATTCGTGCAACTACTTCGGATTGGTCGGCTTGTGCTGCAATTAAATCTTTAGCAGAAAGTGGCGTGACCTTAGCCCAAAGCTTTTTATATTCAGACCAACCGCCTTCTATTGGGAAGCCATCTTCATCACGGCCCGGCTCTGTGTATGCTTGAATAATTACTCTATTTCTAAGTTCGGGTGCTAAATCTGACATTTAAACCCCCATAATTCTGAATTTTTGTAATAAATCCCAGTAAGCTCTAGGCTTGCCTTCTGTGCTTCTGCTATATCGATATTGAACGTAAATTAATCTTGCTGAATCTAGCCAATCATTATCTAAAATATCGGTTTCATCTACTCGATCAGACTCACTCACAATCACTTTACGATCTAAATCGTTTTGAATTACCTCTTCAGCATCTGCAATCCATTTTAAAATCAACGAATCTTCTTCATCTTCGTCAATGCGACAGTGTAATTTTGCCTGATCTAAAGTAATCATTCTGATTTCACCTGTTTTGTGCTTTTAACTGGCTTTTTTTCTTCTTGGGCCTCTGCGAGAACACCTTTATCAACTAGATGTTTTACTGTTACTGGATCAGCTTCGCGAGTGTCACCAGTTTTATAAAACTGATCGCCAAAATGTTCACGCTTAACTTCGTACTTCATTACTATCTCCAAAAAGAAAGGGGCTTTCGCCCCTATTCAATTAAGGTGTTACAACTGGCGCCAAATTACCGTAAACAAACGCCTCAGGGCGATAAACCGCTAAAGCTAGTCGTTCTTCGGCGAGGATTGTTACCAAGTTCTTAACGAAATCGTCTTCATTCTCTGTTGCAACCTCAACACGAGATAACCAACGGTCAAAGATCTGAGCGCCCATTGAGAATGCACCAGTCAAGAACTTACCCGCTGTGATCGCTTGAGTTTCAACAACTGGAAGGCCCCACAAAGTAGGATTTAAAGTGCCTTGTGGGTTACCAATAATGTATTGGCCAGTTGTGTCTTTCAGCGTTTCAATGCTTGCCCAGTCAATCGGGTTAAGTACATGACCACTTGCAGGATATTCAGCAAGAATCGCTTGAAGCATTGCATAACGCAAAGTATCAATGATCGTTTCTTGTGATGGTGTTACACCTGTAGGACGAACATAAGCAGTCGCTTGAGGAATAATCCCAAGTAAGTTCTGACCAGTACCGTCACCATTAAGAATTTGCTGCTCTTCTTTGAAAGCCAATCCATAACGCAAACGGCCATCAATGTATGACTGCAATTGTGAAGCATCATCAAGGATCTGACGCGAAGCTTTCATATAATGTGCGATAACTTTGGCAGTTGTACTTACAAGGTCAAACTTAAGGTCAGACTCAGGCTTTTTAGTTCCTTCAGCTACCATACCAGCGCCATTTGTGAAGCCAGTCTCACGCACGTATTCAAGTGCATTTCCATCCATACGGCCCTGCATTAGAAGGTCGCGAATTGTTAGCTTTCGGTCAGGTGGAGCAATAATCCCCGGAATACGAGTAGTTTGGACCAAGTCGCCTGCTGCCCCTGCCGTATCCGTAGTTGCAGAGGTAATGGTGGCTTTAATTTCTAAGTTAGCTTTACCACGTTGACCTGCTGATCCAACGAGGGATTTAAATTGCTCAGATTCAACAAATTGACGTCCTAAAGATTTTTGCTCAGTAGGCTGGTCATTTGGTCGACGCGCCATTTTTTGCTCTAGCTCATCTAAACGAGCTTTAGTCTCATTACATTTGGTAATGGCTTCATCTGCTTTATTTTTTGCATCTTCTGAAATTTTGTCGCCATGTTCACGCTTGCCTTTAAACTCTTCGGCAATACCCTTAACGGTGTCTACGTGTTTCTTAAACTCTTGAGCGAGTTGTTCTAGGTTTTGTTCAGACATTGCTGACTCCTTTTAAAATATTTAAAGCATTAGAAATTGATTTCGCTTCTTTGGTTTCTTCCTCTGACTCGCTCAGAAGAGAACGCAAGCCTTTGCTAGCGATTGCAGTAGCTTGGTTTTTTGAAAATCCTGACTCTCTCAAGAATTTTTCAAATTCTGGTAATGTTGGCAGTTCGCCATCATCTAATTTGGACTTAACGGAAGTGATGAGGCTGCGCTCATTTGCAGGCTGAGTGACAATCGAGATTTCGCTAAGGTCAACTTCAACCAATTCGCGAACGCCATT